CAGTGTATTCAGTGTTATATAAAGCTAACCGCTCCCTATAGGCACGTTGGATTATCGAATTACGCTCTGCCTCATATTCCTCAGCTCCAATCAATCCCTCCCGATGTGCCTTTTCCAGTATTTGTAATTCTGTTCTCTCACCAGCCTCTACAGTATCTATTTTAGTTCGGTAATCCCGCTTAATTGAAGACACATCTGAGAGGGCTTTTCCAACACTGGTATCAGGAATTGAAGGCTTCAACCGCTTTAATTTCTCCTCCTCCTCCTGTTGCTTCTTTTCCTTTTCCAGAAAAAACCGCCTTCGAGAAAGACCAACTGCTCTATTATACTCATAATCTGCCCACTGCTCCTTCGCCTCCTCATAGGCCTTCCTGTTGAAGACCACCATCCCTTCCTCATTTTCCTTTGTAAACTCCTCCTTCGTAGGAGCCTTCTTTCGTATCTGAGATTGTGCCTTATCCAACTTATCCAAATACTTTTGAGCCTGCTCCGAAGTTTGTATCCTAGCATGTTCCGCCGCGGCGGCGGTGTCCCTCTTCTCAAGCCTATCAAATTCCGAATTTAGAGACTGCATTATTCCATTCAGAGCAACCAAACCAACAAAGAGAACACCAAATGCTGTTGCCATGGTTCCTACACTAATAGATAAACTTCCCATAGCCGCTTGAGCAGTTGTAGTTGCCACAGTAACATCCAATATCTTAGCGACAACTATTCCAAGATTACCAATAACAATACCAAGTATTCTAACCAATCCACCAAAAGCATAGGTAACAAGTCCCGCAGAAATAGCAGAGGATAATAAAGTAACCAATGCCTTATTTTCTGAAAGAGATTGTAACAACTGAGCAAATAAACCAAGAACTACACCAATAGCAGTAATAAGAGGAGCAAACGCACTTCTGGCAGTATTTAGAATGTCCATCAGAGCTCCCATGAAGGAATAAGCCACTTGCCCAGCAGAACCAAGTTTATTAATCTGATCGGCATATGTACCTGTAGAATCAGCGGCAAACAATACACCACGAGCAACATCAACTAAGGTACCAACAAAACCACGCAATGTCTCAGAATCCAACTTAGAAATAGCGGTGGTCAGCAAACCAACCGTATTTAAGAAGATAGTCCACTGAGCACCAACAGGTTTGGCCATAATCTCAGCGGCTCTTGCAAGACCACCCGAAATATCACCGCCCTCCATCTCCTTTCTCAATTTAGTATATGTTGCAAATTGCGTGAGAAATGCCGAAAAGGCTCGCCCCTGCTCCTTACCCATTAAATCACCAAGAAAACCCTGTACCCCCACAGGAACGGTTCCTTTTGCCGCAGCCGTTTTCTTGATAAGGGAGTCCATTATCCCATCAAATTGAGAGGCTAAGGTTTTATCCCTATCAATGGCAATACCAATGCCTTCCAACATTTGACGTGCTTTAGGCTGTTGGAGAGCTACCATAAAACTCGCAGCCAAACGAGCCGCCTTGTTTGCACGATCCCCTGTATTGGTAATAGCAACAGCCATCGCTGTAATTTGTTGTACGCTAAAACCAGATAACCTACCAATCGTACCCATATACTGTAGAACTTTTGTGAACTCTTCCGGCCGGATAATACCAACAGCCTGACCGCGTAACAAAGTTTCAACAATGCCCTTAAACTTTTCGGCGTCAGAGGTACCTGTCTTAATCTGATCTTTAAATGTATTAAACGCTGCCGTAACCGCCACAGCAAACTGATTTAAGTCAATTTCCTTAAACGCAGTATTTAACTGAGCAAGCATCGGTATCATTTCCGCAACAGTTGAAGTTGGTATTCCAGCACCAACAAAAGCCTGAGCCACACCACTCATCTTCTGCAAATCTACTGGCAATTGGACAAGCTGTTGCTGTATAGTCTTTACAGCATCCGCCGCCCCCTGGAAATCCTCTTTACTAATGACACCACCCGTTGCAGGAAATCTGAGCATTTCAGCAGCCGCCTGATCCAAAGCTGATATATATTTAAAAACACCTGTTGTGGCCGCTGAAAAACTAGTGGCAAGAGCATCTAATAAAGTCCTTGTTCCATACCAACGAGCCTGTATCTGAACCAGTTTCGTCATGTCTCCAACAACAGACTTTACAGACCACTCCATATTTCTGAAGACACCAATAGACTTCTCCCCCTGCGTGGACACTCTGGCAAGACTCTCACGCATGTCATTGGTCATGCTTACAAGTTTTCCAATAGTCTGACCAAGTTTTTCTAAGTGAGTGTTTGTCTTATCAGATATGGTAGGAATTGCTTTTAAGGCACTGGATAAAGAATTGCCAAGTTCTTCCACAGACTTGGTTATCTTATCCACACCTTCTTGATTAGCTTTGATAAATAATTCGGTCTTTATTGCGGCCATTGCTATTTCCTCACTTGTATCCGACTTTTATCACATTTAGAACAGTCTAAGCCAGGCTTAGCTTTCTTACAGGCCGTACAGTACATCTTTTCCACTTCGCTTGGAACTTCCTCTTTCGGTACGAGGAAACCAATTATAGCCTCACGAAAAAGAATCTGTCTATATTGATATTCTAAGTAGGGTTTACTCTCAGCCGGAGTAAACCCCCATAGAATAAAGTCTCGCTTGCAGATGTCTCCGCCAGCTAATCTGAGGACTGCTCCGTCAACGAAGTCTCCTTCGTCTTCATCGTCATTCCTACTTTCCCGAGGGCCTCGTTTACTTTCTCTAAATACGAACCCGTCGGGTTGCAATCGAAAAAATCCTCTATCACCGTCACCACTGTTTCCACAGGGGTACTAAATCCGAGGAAGTCGGCGAGGGCAGTCAAGTCTTTCTCCCGAATAGACTGCCCTTGCTCGGTTAATACGACAGAAAGGGCATCAGGTATTTTATCACCAAGCAATTTAATCAGCTCTAAAGTGGTCATCCCTTGTCTGAATTCCACTCCATCAAGAACGGACAACAATTGCCGTATTTGCCCCCATACAAGTGGTCTTTGTACAAACTTACGACCATCTATTTCATAAAATCTTTCTTCCATAAATTCTCCTTTTTACCCCCATTCTATTCAAAAGAAGGATACGGACTCTTCAAAGTCAACCTAGCTGCCGACGCCGCCGTAGCATTACCATAGTAGGCGATAAATGGCAATTCAATAACAACACCAGTAGGACCAGTTACCACAGGTCCTTGAGGTTGCAGAATAACCTCATCAAACGTAAACACCATCTGCTCATTCCCAGCAGTGCCATCTCCAGTGCCCTTAGTAAAAGTTATTACAATGGACAACTCCGTATTGGCAACTGCAAGGTCATATAATTCAGTGCTGTCAAATATGGCGGTTATCGTACCAGATACTTTAACTGTACCAGACGGTAAGGAATTCCTTATCCCACCACCTCCAATAGTATAGCTAGAACCATCAAGATTGTTCTCAAGGGTGAACTCAATCTGGGTAATCCCTGCAAGAGGAGACCCATCTTTCGTTAAAGCGGCATCAAAACCATCAAACGCAGTGAAACCACGATCCATAACCATTGGAAATGTAGTGGAGCCACCAACTGTTTCCTGAGCTCCCATAATACCAACAGAACATTCGATCATACCTTCTGATTTGCAAGTCATCTTAAAGTTATTTACCTTACATCCATTATACCTAAAATACTTAGGTGAAGCAATATCAGTAAATTGCTTCTCAATAACCATACCAGCAGGTAGATTACCTATCTTATAACTATGAGTAGCCATCTGCCCAGTAACCGAATGTGTGTATCCACCAAAAATATGATAGAACAACCGACCATATTGAGGGGCTAGCTCAAAGGTAATATCCCCAGCAACATCCACATTCCCACGAACAGGCTGAAGTGGATTCCTACTTGACCTAATGCTCTTAGAATCAATCAAATTCCTACTGAAACGAAGACTTTCTGTAACAAACGTAAGGTATTCGCCAGAAACAGGAGTCGGATTTGTCCTAAAGGTATCCTCAGTATCAATTACTATCTTTACATTACTTCCCTGTGCCTGTGTCATTCCCTAGTACCTCCTTCCTAAAATTTGTTTTCTTCTTTAAACCTTCTATGGGAGGAGGTTTATTATTGCCTCTCTCACCTTGCTCTTATATAACACAAAATTCACCATTTTTCTATTCCCCTTTAAGGAACCCCCTTTCTGTGACGGTAAATTATCGAATAATCCAAGAGCATCCCTGCCAGCAGTTGAGTAGGGTCTACAACAAAATGATCCACCCCTGTCCTAAAAGAGGTCACTGCATAAGTGGACAAATGCTCATTATTGTGCATGGCTGTGTGTATATCACCAAGTAACTCTTCCATATCAGTATCTTGCGCCCATACCTCAATGGAAACAGTCCAATCCCAAGTCTCATAACCAATTACAGCATAAGTGGAATCTGTTATACGCACCTCCGCACCAGAAAAAACAAATGCACAAGGCATAGAAATAGTGTCCATGTCAACAAGAGTATTGCGATTAACCTGCACTTCTTGAATAGCAGAAACCCCTTCCAATACAGATTTAATGGTATTCAGTATATTCATTCTCGTTGTTGTAGTCATGAACCCATCCTCATGCTCATATAACCAAAATCATATCCCTCAAAGGCCTCCTCTAACCTCCTCCTAAGGTAATCCCCTTTAAATTCCATAAATTCACGAAGATCAACCCTCTGCCTAAAGGTCAATTCTCGCTTCAATATAAAGGCTCCTTTTATCGGAGTATCCTTGCTTCTCTTATAATAGAGGATGTCTGGATTCAGTCCTTTACTTCTTGTACGAAATAACCCCTTCACACTGCCAAGACTGCCATATCTAAATGGAGAAATAAGTCCTCCCCTCTGCTTGCGTACCCAAGCAAAAGGCACAACAAAGGAACCTCTCGTGTGCACTGTTTTAGTTTCCCCTGTTCCAACATGTAGATGAGTATAAGGTAATCCCTCTCCAACAACAAGGTGACCAGTAACACCGCCACCAGCAGTCATATTTATCTTGCTATAGGTATTCCGAATAAGGTTTCCTGACCGTTCCGCTAGGGAAGAATCTGTTGTATGTTTCCCCCTAAGATATAGAGTTTTGAAGGATTGCTCAATGATGCTCATTTCCTTCCCCATCAAATCTCGCATGATAGAAGAAGCATCCCTCCCCCTATGTAATGATCTGCCAACTACATCCCGCTTCAACTTTGCAGTAAAATAAATGCCCGCCATCCTATCTCACCATAGGTGCCCTTCTGTAAGGAGACAATATTTCTTTAACCTCTTCCAGTAACTTCAATGGGGCGTTTTTCGTTATCGAACCATCTGGCATGGACACAGAAACCAATCCAATGTCTTTTCTTCGTCGGAAAGAGAAAGCAATTTGTATCATTGCGGCGAGCACTATAGCATCAGGTAGTCCTGTGAGATAGGCATTTCCACCACTAGTCACCTCCTCATACCCACCCGTCCAAGCAATCTCAATCTCTTTTGGTTGGATATAAGCTGGCTCAACATAAAATTCAATCAGCCCTTCATTCTCCCAAACAAAATAATCACTATTAAGAGTTTGCTCACTACCAGAATAAGTCACGGTCAAGGTTTCAGTTGTGTCTATCGGATATGCTGGCAGATAGTAATGCCTACGCCCAGAATTAAAAAATTGGTCATACTTATCCTTCTTCAAAGTACGATTAAGCCAACTTTCAATTCGGGATGATACCAAATCATTAAACATATCCAGAACGGCATCTTGATTAGTGGTTTCTACACCAAGAAAAGTCTTCAAATCTACAGGATTTACTAACTTCATAGTAACCTCTTACTTTGCTTTGACTTTTTGAGTCCTCAAAATAGCCCTATGCTTCTTCGTGCTCATTGCCTTGCTCTTCTTTTCTTCTTCATCTTCCTCCGCCACCACGGCGTCAGAACCCTCTGTATTGTCAAGTTCCGATTGGTTTCCTGTTGTAACAGGAACAAATGCTGGCACTGACACACCTCCAATAGTATGTCCATCTATTTCTTCGTAAGCAGTAGACTCCGAAATTTTCTCTGGATATTTTCCTTCTACTACATCAAAAATCCAATGACGCATAAAATACTCCAGCTCTGGAAGCTCAAAGGATTCTCCAGATGCCACCAACTTACCAGTATTCGGATTCACATACGCATAGCCATTACGCAAGGTGACCATTACTTTCTTTGTCGTAATAACCCTCTTACCTTCTCCAAGCTCCTTTGCCTTCTCCTCATAAAATACTTTCTCCGCCTCGTTACGAGGAAAGACTTTTTCAAGTACATTATGATTCTCTTGATATTCCCTCTGAGAAACCTCAAGAAGGGTATCCTCCGAAAAGGCTTCCTCGTTTATCTTCACGGAAAAACCGTGCCTTACTTTTACTAACATAAACCCCCCTTGACTATGTTTTTAAAAAAGGGGCAGGAGGATGGGATCCTGCCCCCTTATCACAACCCATATAGGACAGCTTATACGGGCTGGAGGCGTGCTTCACCAAGGGCAACAACAACACCAGTAATAACTGTTGGGGAAGAGCCTCCTGTAAAATTCGTCATTACATTCGGTCTCAGCCAACGCTTCCTCCCCTTGAGACTCATATTGTACTCAAGAGAATTACCAGGAATAACTGCCGCCTGTCCGGAAATCGTATAAGTGCCCGTAAGAGTCACACTGGAATAAGAACCACCCTCAGTGTCACTCTCGTCTATACCAAGAGTTAATAAAACATTAGTCGGGGAATTATCAACAGCCCCGCAAATGACCTGAAAAATAGCACTCTCACATCCAAGACGGTCGAAGGCCGTACCATAAGCCTTTGAACCCTCTCCAGAGCACACTTTTGGGGTCATTCCTAATACCAAATCTACCTCATCCCCAATATACTTCATACCAAAATCCTCCTTCTTCAAGACGACTATTACGTTGCTTTTGCATCGTTAATCAAACAGAAGGACTGACCATGACGTACCGCCACGTCCACTTCCTGGAGAACCCTGACCCAAGTCTGATCTGCCTCGAAGGCGGTGCTTGCTTCCTGAGAAGCCATCATCTCCATTCCTCCCCACTGACCAATCAAGAGGTCCGCCCAGTTACCAAAGTAAACCTCCGTCAGTGATGACCCACCACCTTTTGAAAGGTTAATGGGAATCTGTGTGGTCATTGTATATGGATAACCAAGCCAATTCCGGAATACTGATTCTGTAATCGGAGCGATGATATACTGTCCACCAGTGTCCCCAGAATACTGAGCAACTTTCAGTTTGAGCAGTTTTCTACGAACAGCTGGATGGAAGATATAACCAAGTTTCCCACGCAGTGCGTTGTCCACCGCAAGCTCATATTCCATATCAATCAGATGGTCAAAAGTTAAATCACCACCACTTACCCCAATCGCAACAGTATTCAAATTTGTGGCAATATTGACACCACTCGGCTCATACGAAGCACCAGTCCCACGCAAAGCCTTAATGTCTATCTGTAGAGCAATAGTAGTGGCTATGTCACTCCGAACGAGAGCCTCCGCCGATGGGTTAGCCAGCTTAATCAACGTATTGGAAAGTTTCACAAGCGCACCAACCTTCTTTGGAGTTAAGTTGATCTGACCAAGAGTCAAATCTGATTCCGTAATGGCTACATTCTCACCAACCCAGTACCCAGTAGCCCCGCCAGTCTGAGTAGGTATCTGTACAGGAGATCCTACTAAATCTGACATTATCGTAGCTCCTGACTTTATAACAACGGATTCCGCTCTCAAGAGCTCTACAATCTGGTTGACATATTCTGTGGGGACTATATAGGCACCAGCAGAGCCAGCTCCCAAACCACCCATCGCTTTTATACGCTTCCGTGTCTGCTCAAAAACTTCCTTCTCAAATCCCGCATCGGACCAATCATTATAACGGATGGCGTGAGCGGCTTTGAAGAAGGAAAATTTCTGCGTTTCCTCATCACAACCTGGGAGGGACACTTTTCGAGGAGTTACAAACGCCTCCAGTTCCTTCACCCTATTATCCAGCCGAGCAAACTCCTGACGAAGCCCCTCATTCATTCCTCCAAACTGCTGGATAAGACTCTCCTTATGCTCCGCAAGAGCAGCCTTTAACTGTTCCAACAACATAATAGAAATACCTCCTTAAATATTCTTATAATTTTATTTTGTTTATTCCACTAATTAACCTCTTCCTATTTATCAGAATTTTCATTGTTCTTTGCTTGTCAGCGGAACTGAAAATATCTTTCGTGCTTCCATATTTATATCATTAATAAATTCCTTTAGAAATGACTCTGTGGCCTTTTCTTCCTCCGTTAATACACCAAGGGACTTTCTAAGAGCATCCGACATCTCCTGCAACTTCTCTGGACTAATTGTTTCCTCATAATCAGAGAAGTCCTCCCCCTTTTCCTCAGATACAGATGGCTCTTCTTTCTGCTCCTTCCTTTCCAATTTAATAATAATGGAGGAGGTAGCATCCTTCACCTCTTGAATGATAGTATAAATTTCATCCATCTTCAACAAAAAATCTTCCAATTGGTCGAGAACAATGTCTACAAGGTCAACATCTATCTCTTTCCTCACATCAGGATGATCTTTCACCCACTTCTTTGCCGATTCTATAGACCACCCAGCAGACTTTGGAAATCGCAAGGCTTGTAACTTCCATTCCTTACTCCCCTTCAATTTCCCAATCACAGCATTTACTTTTGGGCTTTTCTGGAGAGTCATGTATCGAAACTTATCAAAGAGGTCGGGGTCTCTAAGCCGATGACGAATTTCATTCTCTGTCTCTTCCCACCCTTTTTCTTCCCATTCCTCACCCTTCTCAATGGGTAATTCAGAGGGAGGGGAAACTTCGGAGGAAACCTCTTCATTAACTAAACCAATATTCGGATTTTCTTTATCCAACTTTTCATCATCAATATTCACTACTTCGCTCTGATGGTCTTTAAAGAAAGTCACTGCCTCCTCTGCAATTGTATCAACGACAGGATCATCTATACTTTTCATAAGAGCAGATGGATTTGCCGGCACGAGAACCTGACTAGTCTCCAGCAATTCTATCTCAGTATAGTCACACCGACTACCTTCATGTTGTTTGGACTCCTCCTCATTATACTCGATATAAGCCTTAGCAACAAAGCCAATGCTGAAAGCGGCGATGCCATGTCGAACAAGAGTCCATGCCCAGTCCGCCTCAGGGTTGCCTTCCCCAACAAAGTACACTACATCCCCAACCACCTCTTTATCTTCTACCCTCAAGTCCTCAAACTTGCCAATTTGATTCAACAATCCTCGATAGGCATGAGAGGACAGGAGAACTGGATGCTTCATAAAATCTTTTATCGTTTTTCCAAACGAAGTAACCAGAACTCTCTCCCCATGTCTGTCCAATGTCTCATCAGAGATGACTATCTTTGCCGTGTACTTCTCCAGATCAATTCCCTTAACTCTCGACCTAAAATATTTAACCCTTTTATTCATGTCAGCTACCTCCAATTTATTATTTGGCAGGAAACAACAACCCTTCTGTGACCAACTGTTTAATGTTACCAATTTCTAATTGTCTCCCAAAAGAAATAGCGGAATGCACCTCTGTTTCCGACAAAACACCACTCTTCTGAGACAAATAATTATAAATTTCCCGTATTTTTTCTGCTAAATCCTCATTATTATGCCCATTCCCTCCCCTAAATTGCTCAAATGCACTAGTTAAATCATCAATTATACTCTTAAATCCATCCACTACAAACAACGCTTGTTCCTCCGCGTAATGCTTTATTTTCTGGATATCCTCCTTTGAAGGGTCTGGACAGTCCAGAGGTTTTCCTGATTCCTGCCACACAAGAAATCTGCCTTTATATATAGCGGCAAGGTACACTTCTTGCAACTCCTTTTTTAATTTTTCATACCCTTTTCCACTATGAACAATCGGAGAATTGTTGAAAACGAACATGAGAGCGTTCTTCCGTTGACTGAAAAGAAGTGTTTTTACTTTGGATTTGTACTCCTTTACAATCGGCTGACCAAATGCAATCATCTTTGGAGGCTCTTTCTTTGGTTCTTCTTCTTTCGGTGGCTGCGGTTTGTCTGCACCAGGAGCTTGATTCTGAGCACCACCATTCCTCAATAAGAAATTAACAGAGGCATATCCACCAGGAACCCACCATTCATTACCCCAAGGCACATCCTGCATACCAAGATTAAGACGTTTATTAATATGATTGATAGGCCATCCCATTGTCCACATCTTGTGACCAGTTTCCACTTTATCCGCAAAATTCTCTTGAAGAGGACCAACCATCGCAAGGTCAAACTCACCCCATATTTTACCCTTACCACGCCGCTGTCCAATTTTTGAAAAGAATTTAGACCACAACACTCCTTCAAAGTAGGTAATTCTTGGCATCAAGCACTCTTCCCAGAATGATTTGTGAGCACTCTTGACACCAGCCTCAGACTTCACACTGTCAAAGATACCAAGGATAATTTCATTGACATTATAAATGCCAAATATTTCCGTTCTCGATAGCTTTTTTCCTTCAACAAATTCAATGTCTTTCTGACCCATCCTCCCTTCTGTGATCTTTGCTCCCCCCTCAGCAAGCACAATTCGATGGGCTTTCCTCGCTCCGGTATGACGGTCTTCAAACTGTTTTATCAATCGCTGATACGCTTCCTCCCCAAGCTCCTCCGGAAAGGTTATATTCAGAGAAGTAACAGCCCCGTTCTCAAAAAACACCTTGTTGTAGGTGGAGGCGTAGTAGTCAGTTTCAACACTAAGTTTGCCCGCCTCCAAAGGAGAAAGACCACGGAAAAAATGATAGGGATTAAATTTCTTGAACTGGATGACATCTCTCAATGGGAAGACAATATCATTCGTACCACTTCGATACCTCCAACCAAGCAACCAGTTTGTCTTTGTGTCTATCTCAGGCTCGAATCTCCCTGGCGGGAAAATCCATATTTCTTTTGGAATCTGGGAAATGTCATCTCGACCCTCCAAAATCCAGAAAGCCTCTCCATACAATTCATAATAACCAAAGGTGTGCTCAATTAATTGCTCCTTTGTCATGAATGGATTTGGATTCTGAAATAAATCATAGAGTTCCCCTTCTTCTACAATAGCTGGTTCAAGAGGACCTGCCTCCCGTTTCAAATTAAATGGAACCCTCGCAATGTTCTGTGATATAGCATTGATAGCGGCAAACACCCAAACACTCTGAGAGTATGGTCTTATAACAACAGAAGAGGAGGTTGCAAGCATCTCCCGCAACGTCCTCCACATCCGTAGATCATCCCACGTTGGTCCTATTCCTTTTAAAACTGTCCTGCCAAGAGATGACCGACTTAGTTTACTCGCCACCCATTCTTTAAACCTATTCATTTTCTCTCCTAAATAATTCTACTCCTGTTTACAGAATTGGTTTTCTTATTCATTGTACTATGTATAGCATATCGCCTGGCATCCATCAAATGATTCATCCAGTCTATTGGTATATCAAGGACATTCCCATTCTTGTCCTTCCTCCACGAATAAGTCCTCAACTCAGATACCAAATCCACACTACCAGAGTAAATATGAGCCCCCACCCTCTTGCAAGAATCAATACCAACCTGTATCTGCTTATGAGCAGGCTTAATATTGAAACCAGCCCTCCGAATCTCCTCAATCCTGTCTGGTTCCGCAGAGTCCGCCCAAATAACATGCGCCTTCCTCTTCTCTTTCGGTATTATTCCTTGCAGTTTGATTATCAGGTCTGAGTTAGTCAGCTTCTTATGATAAAGTTTCTGCTCCTCCCAAGTTTCCAATCCCTTTAAATATACCTTTACCAGAGCAGTCGGTGAATTATAACCAAAGTCTAGTCCATAAGTAACTTTATCCACTACCTCCTCATCAGGCAGCCAATCGACAATATCCCAATTCTTGTAAATGAGGTTCTCCAACTTCCCCCACTGTCCAAGCGTGAATATATTATACAAGGAAGGGTCTTGCTGTTCGAGGTCTAGAAGCATCTGAACGTAGTCTTCGGGCAGGAATGGATTGTCTTTGTAACTGGATACTATCTCTTCCACATTCAAAGACTTATCATCCACTAACTTCTTCTTAATCCAATGAAATTCATCAATAGGGTTGAGGGAGAGAAATATCTGATTCCTGCGCCCATCTTTGGAAGGCTGCCTGATACAGAAGCGTATATCTTGGAACGAATCATAGTCAATCTCAGTGGCCTCTTCGATAAAAATATAATTCCAGTTTGATGACCGTATCTTCGCCGCATCATCTACAGAACCAAAGTGCAGCAACGAACCATTGTAATGCCAGTTCATATGCACCTTCTCCTCAATGATGTCCTCCCATACACCATATTCAATCGCTAGATCACTCATCAGTGGGTACACGCTCTGCCGCAAAGACGGCAGCGACTTCCGAAGCAACAATATCTTCTTCCGCTCCTCAGTAAGAAACTTATACAGCATCAACTGACCAAGACTATAAGACTTGGAGCTCCCACGACCACCCCTATTGACTACCAGTGGCGCTGTAGACGCTTGGTTCTTATAGAACACGTCTGTGGCAACAATAGTGAGCTCCTCTTGATCAGGAGCACTGCCAATCTCCTCCTCCATCATTTTCTGGAGCTTACTTTTCTTTGCCATTCCCAACTGCTTTTTTGAACTTCACCACATTCGATGCCTTTGCAGACGATGCCGGTACAATCTTCACCTTGACCGGGGCTTTCTTGCCACCACTACCAGCAGCTTCTGACCACCCACGCTCCTTACCAAGACATTTCAGCATAAATATCATGGCAACGGTATCCCCCTTCTCTCGTATCTTTTTCATCAAATGAAGCTCCACTTCATCCACAAGAGCTTCCCGATAATCTTCAAACATCTTCGCAAGAGCAGGAAACTTCCGAAAGCATCCACGGATACGATACATCGACACATTCAACTTCCGGGCAATATTTGTCATCAGTCCCCCAGAAGTCCAAATGGCTTCCTCCATCATCCCATAAGTAATGCTCCCCAACACCTTCTTAGAAGAAGGAGTCCGCTTCCCACCAGTCTTAATATCCCACAAAGACAAGTCACGCCCTGCATTATAAGAAGTCAGACAGCTCTCATTTTCTTCCGCTACTACTGCCGGCTTCTCCCTCTTGCGTACTTCGGGCACTTCAGTCTGCTTGTTCTTCCTCGATATAAGTCTCCCTTTTCCCATAAAAACCTCCTGCCCATACAAATAACACCCATATGAGCATAGGTCAAGTGATTTGAAAGTTTGTATTTAGGAGTGGGAAGGAGGGTGGTGGGGGAGGAGGGTGGTGGGGGAGGAGGGTGGTGGGGGAGGGGGGTATACTAATTAGTGTGTAACATTGTTACACACAAATAATAATCCAATTAGTACATTCATAAGTGTGGTACAATGTGACACACTCAAAATGGTTCATAAAATTTATGTGCCGACCTCTATACCCACCGAAACAAAAAAAATCGGCTTGACATGGGGCGTGTCAAGCCGATAGGTGTCAATATTTTGACAGTTTAAGCGGTCGGATTATTCGGGAAAGTTCGGTTGAAGGCTTCCTTCCTTTCACGTTCCCCCATGACAGGGCAATCCGTGAAATGAACTTTGACCGTATTTTTCCCGTATGGAATATTCAATGTATCCATAATCTTTTCCGATAGTTGCCGACATTCCGCACGTTCGATGGTTGAGAAGGGTTTCCGTTGCCAGGGGTAAAAGCCTAACGTTGCTAGTGCGCAATCTACTATTGCACCTTTTGACTTTGCCCATGAACTATCAATTTCAATTGCTTTGAGTGCTATTTTCAGCCTGTCATCAAGTTCTTTTGGCACGCTAACAGACATGCCCGATCTCAGTGCGTTCAATCCCTCGTTTAACATTGCCGTGTATTCGGCTTCCTGTTTTGCTTTTTCGGCTTCCTGTTCAAGACACGTTGCCTTGTATGCCTTGAAACCCTCAACAAAAGCCTTCTTATCAAGCGCACTCTCAAAAGCCGTTCTGAATTGATCCTCATTAGTAATAATGGTATAATCATAATTGACTTGATCCGCATTTCCTGCCTTGTTTTTTCTTGCCTTGTTTTTCATTTTTTGATCCTCTCTTCTTTTTATTCGGCATGTGCCGTATGTGTGTTACATATAACGTCTATTGTTACACATGTCAATACTTTTTTTTTACGTATTTTATATACGTATTAGCACTGGTATGCGCACTGGTATGCATACCAGTATATGTGGTACAATGTGGCACGCATTATGCATTATACATTTTCTATGCCAATTATTTATTTTTTTGTGTGGTACAATGTGGCACGGATTTGGCATATGCATTTTTTGTGCCACATTGTACCCCATGTTTTTTGGAACATATGTTTGACATAACATGTACAATGTGAAACATATGTCAAGACGAGCATAGAGGTCGCCCCCGTGACCAGTCCAAAGTAAACCAGGAAGATTCTCCAGGCCTGCACGGAAAGGGGAAGCACCGGTCTGGGGAAGGGGATGGGGGCGCACCGGTCTGGGGATTTCGCCGGTAAACCTGGCGAACCCGTCATCCAGGTTTTTCGTAAAACCAAAACACCGGTCTGGGCCTTGCGCCGGTAAAGCTAGGTTTTCGTGTATCCAGGTTTTTCGTAAAACCAAAATAAAGCCCTCTCGCTTGCGTGAGAGGGCTTCATTGTTACGCTACTTCGGGGAACGCTCGTGCCATCTCAGAACCCCTCACAGACTTTCCCATCACGGGCTTGTCTGCTAAGTGCGTGGGGATTGTTCTCTTATTGAAGGGAATGTTGAGTGCCTCGAACAGCCGCTCGCTGAGTGCTGAGATCCGTTTCTTCTCTTCTGCGGTCAGTGAATCTTTCCAGATGTTGATGCCGAGTGAGAAAGAAGCGAGGTCAATCACGCCCGCCTTCTTCTGAATCAGTGAAGGGTGACTCTCTGCCCTCGCCAACGCCGTCTTCAACGCAGTGTCGGCATCAGGCGGAGCTACTGCAACCCCTTGAGAAAGGAGCTTCAGAAACTCCTTCTCTGCTTCCCTGTCGGCGTCTGCTTTCGCTTTCTGCGCCTCACGGAGAGACTTCTCTTCCATCAGCAATGCAATGAACGCCTCACGGTCTTCTTTCTTCACCATGTCTTTGACTTGCTCACGGGTAATCTTATTGTCCGCAAAGTCGATGACGATGCTCCGTAAGTCTGTCCTCTCTTCCGTCTTAGTGACCTTCTTTTTCATAACACTCTCCTTTCGAGCCGCTCGCTGTAGAAGTCGAGCCTTACGCTCAAGTATAGTGTCTCATAGACCGCAGACGGTTTGTCAAGACGGTATTTTGCAGGGCTTTGAATTATTATTTTCTGGGGCCGGTCTGGATATATATATCTTCCGACCGGTCTGGAGAAGGCAGCACCCCGGTAAAAGAACTGGAGAAGGTTTCTCCAGGTCGTTTGCGAACACAGATCAGACCATTTTTCTGCTCTGAAAAACCAGACATGTCTACTCAGAAGGTTTTCTGTGCTCACCGTAACATGACCAGTTCATAATCATACCATAAAGCAAATGAACAGGATTCTCCAGGCTGAGGGGGAATCCCAAACCAAGCGGAAAAGGGTATTGTCTTTTTCCAAAACCATACGGTGTACGGGGCGGGCAGAACCAGTATCCTCCCCAGTTCCTTTCCCGTTCCTCCCCAGTTCCTCTTCCAAAACCATACGGTGTACGGGGCGGGCAGAACCAGTATCCTCCCCAGTTCCTCCCCAGTTCCTTTCCCGTTCCTCCCCTCCCCAGTTCCTCCCCAGTTCCTCCCCAGTTCCTCCCCAGTTCCTCCCCAGT